CCAAAACCTCAATCGTTGTCGGCATTGACCACCTAGTCATTGAATTATTTTCATAATAAATTGCCAATGACGGATCATTGCCAGAACCAGAAACATAAGCATAAATCTTTCCTACAATTCTGCTCCCTGAAACAGGGATTTGGTCGGTATCTAAAATCAAAGGCACAATATACTGCTGTTTAGTCGTGCCAATAACATCACTATAAGAGGAAGTAGCTAAAACATTTTCTGTTCCCCCAGATAATCTTTCAACTAATTCCCAATAAACCTGTATATCCTTATTACCGCCTGTTTTTTCAAGATAAACAACCAAATTATAAATTCCTAATGGCAAAATAGGCGGAGTATCACCATCAGCACTAATCCAGCCAGCAAGATAATCTCCATCTAAAATATTATCTTTAGTAATTGATTGCTGGGTATCTCCTAAATCATTAATATTTGTTGTTGTTAGTTTATAGTCTTCTACTCCAGAGTCAGTGTTTGTAGCATACCAATCAACAATTAAAGAGGAAACGGCACTATCAACATATCTTTTGTTAACAATTTGATCTAAATGATCAAAATCAGAAATCTCAACATCAAGCAAAGGGATACCGCCTTATCAAGAAAAGATACCGGTCTGACGAGAAATTCTGCTCTTGCCATTATCTAAGTTCTAATAATCTAAGCAGTATATAATCTGCTTCTGCAATTGCCGTTAGCCCCTCCTGAACATCAATAACCATTTTTTCGTTTGGTTCAAGTAAAATTCCAGTTCCAGAAGCAAGCCCAGAAGCGCCAATATAGCAATCTAGAGAAGCATTTGAATTATAAATAATAATTGATCGCCGGTTATTTAAAGAAACAGCCGGCACAAGGGTTTCTGTGGTTGAAACTGTTACCGTTGATAATTGCGGTCTTATCAACCCTCTAATCGCTACCCTTTTGGCCGCGCTTGAGCCGTCAGGATGATCGTGTTCCTCTCGGCTTATTGCCGGCACTATATTACCAGTATGTTTTCCTGCTTCACTCATTTAATAGTTCCATTTCTTTCTCAATGCGTCGCCTGTCACGATCTAGGCGCACCCATTGATATAACTTTTTAACTAATTCTTCTCCTTGCAAATTAGTTCCTAAAAAACTTTTAAGGTTTTTTATTGCCATTGAAACATCAACCCGATCACCGTTGCCGTGTAAATTTTCTTTTCCCCAATCATAGATTGTCGCTATCTTTTGGGCTAAATCGTGATCGCTTCTTAATTCTGCATCAACGCCTAAGAAGTCAGCAAATTTATGATAGTCAGGATTGTATTTATAGCTATCACCAACTTCTTCAATCCTTACGTCTTCTTTCTTTAATGGTGCTTCATTTTGTGTTTCTTCCATAAAAAAAGCCACGCAATACAGGCGTGGCCCTCAGTTTCTAACTCTCAGGCTTTTATAACCATTTTAACACTGGCCAATCGCCACTGTCAATTAATTCCTGTCTTCTTTTTTCATACCCGCCATGAATTAAATTATTCTCTTCCCAGTTATCTGATCGGCCATGTTGAACAGTAAATGTTTCATTAGTCTGGTCGATTTTAAAATCATAGCCTGCTTTAAGAGCGGCAATCCGATTATTAACTGAATAACCATCCATACCAAAACCAAGGAAATCCATTTTTTCGTCAAAACCGCCAACATCATAAAGCGCTTGTTTTGGCACAGAGCAAAAATTCCACTCAATATCTGTCCACATACAAGGATAAAAGCTGCCAAAATCAGTTCTTCTTCTAGGATCAGCCCAAACCCGAACCGACCAGGTATCATCAGCATACTGATCACCAATACCAGTAATTAAAGTCTTGGGCTCATCATTTTGAAAATGAAACCAAAATTTTGATAATGCGTCTGGCCTAGCCCAAATGCTATCCTGCCAAGAAACAATCAAATCAGCCTTAGAATTTTTAATTAATTTGTTGTAAATCCGATTAAGCGTCCAAAAACCGCCTTTAAAATTATCTTTAATCCATTTGGCTTCTTTAATTTTAGGATCAAACGGAGAACCAATTAACCACTCAAAATCCTTATGCTCTTGTTGTTTAAGAGCTTTTCTAACAATTGCTAATCTGTCTTTTCTTATTGTTGGAGTAATTACCGAAATCATTTGTGGGCCCTCATGTGGCTTTTTAAACCGGCGGCTGATTTACAAACTTTGCCGCAAACACTACATTTAAAACTATCAGCAAATTCAGCCTGCGCCCCTTCTGCTGCCGCCTCAACCGTCTTTCTCATTTCTTTGTTTTCTTGTTTTACTTCATCAGCGCTGATTAGTTTTACCTTGCCCTGTTGAATAAGGACAGCTGGTTCGGAGATATCAACAATATCACCCTTTTTCCAGCCCTCAACATTATAATAGTCTTTTATAATTTTACATATTGCCATATTTAATCACCCCCTTGTTTTGTTTAAAATATTGTAAAGGTCTTCGTTGCCATAAAAACCTGGAATTGGATCAAATCCGTGTTTTTCTATAAATCTCTTTTTGTTTTTACTGGTGATCCCTTTATAATCCATTTTGTGCAAAACATCTCCTTCAGCATGATAAATAGATAATGGCGACTTATATAAAAAGAAATCATTTTTTATCATTCTTACCCAATAATCAGTATCTTCAAATTGAGCCGGCACAAACTGCTCATCAAAATTCTCAAAAAAGCGGTCTTTTTTAAGCATAAAACAATAACCGCTAAACCATTTATAATCTTTTACACAATTACCCCCTAGGGCCGGCACTACGGTCGGACCTGCCTGATAAACTCCGGCTACACCACAATCATCTTTTTCAAAAGCAAGAGCAAGAGCATCTAGCCAACCATCTGGCACTACAATATCGTCATTGATAATTGCCACAAATTCACCTCTGGCTATATTTTTACCATCGTTCCAGCTTGGAGCAATTCCCCGATTAGTCGGATTATGCCGAATGTAAGTATCGGCCTCACTTCTTAAAAATCCGGTCAATAGCGTTGAGCCATCATCAACAATAATAAGCTCATAATCATCGCTGCTGGCTTTAACGCTTTTAATTGTTGCTTGAACCACAGGAGCGTGGCTGGGATTATTTAAAAAAACCGGTATTACTACGCTGTATTTCATATTACCCCTCCAATTCCGGCCCTTAAGGCGTTAGCATAATCTTCTTCTGTTGCCAAATTTTTTCGATTTATCTCCAATAACTCGACTAACTTTTCATTATCAGGCTCAACTTCAACGGGCAAGCCACAGGCTAATCCTTCTAAAACCGCTCTTTCGCCCCCACCCCATAAATCAGAAGTAATAACTACTTTCTTGCTGGCATTATAAAGCCAGACCAAAACAGTAGGGGCAACTTGAGGCAAAACAGTAACGCCATTATTAAGGCAAACCTCATAGCATTCTTTTTCCCAGCCATCAGGCTGCATATAGCCAACAGCTAATTTTTTCCCTGGCTTTTGGCAAAAAATATAATGATGTTTCCAAAGAGCAAAAGCAGCCGGATAAATTGCGTCCCAAACTTTAACCTGAGAAGGAATTGGTTTAAATAAAGCGGTGTTTGTTCCAAATGCAAGCCTAGTTTTAATTCCCAGCTTTTGGTATTCTCTTACGTGCCAAGGGGTTTCTACAAAAACAACATCAAAATCTTTAGCAGTAATTGCTTCAATTGGGCCGCCAGCAACACAAACCCCCTTTTTATAAGGCAAATTCTTTACAAAATCTACCTGACTGCTGCCAAATGCTCCCCAAACTAAAACAAAATCATAATTATCATCAGAAAAGAAGGTTTCTTTTAAATTAAATCGATAGAGCTCCCAGCCTGGAGTTGTCTGAATAATATTTAATGCCGCCCATAGGCCATCCCGCCAATACTGTTCGTCAACATTATAAACAAAAGCAATTTTTTTCATTTAACTGGTGTTGGTTCAAATTTTCTTTTATCAATAAACTTTTTTGAATACTCCCAGTTGGCCTTACAAGCCTTTGAGCAAAAAGCGCTGTTCCTGTGTGGATCAACCACATAAACAGTTTTGCCGCAATTAGGACATTTTGCTTTAAAGGGCTCCCAGCCCGACTTCATTCCTGTTTTAGTCATTTTTCTTTTTAAACTTTATCCAAATTATACCATTTGACATTACTTTTAGCTCGTTTACGTGGCCATTACAACTCTCAATAAGTTCTTTTACTGTTTCCGGAGTAAAAACCCTTACGTGGCCTCTAACGCCTTCGCCATCCCATTCCCAAAAGCCCCGATTGCCCCAGCCTCTATCATACGGCCCATCAGGAGTAGTAATATAAACTGATCCATTATCTGAAACTAAATTAAGAAGGTTTTTAATAAAATCAGCTGGCTCGGCCACATGCTCTAAAATCTCAAACGCAGAAACAATATCAAATTTCCTATTGTCTTTATATTTAACCGCATTAGCCTGAATAAACTCCACGCCTTCAACCTTAAACTTTTTAGCTCGCTCTCTGGCTATCTCGATTGCTTTTTTAGTATAATCAACGCCAACCGCCCTAATTCCATATTTGGCGGCCGCAGTTAAAACCATACTGCCAACATAGCAGCCAAGATCAATAAAAGATTTGGCTTTATTTTTCTTTATTTCCGCAAGCACCCATTCATATCTAGCATAAATATTTTCTGCTTCCAGCGCCTTTTCCTCTGGTTCAATTTTTTCATAATTCTCGCAACTATCTTCAGCGTATATTCGCCGATAAACACTTGGCTCAAATAAGTGTCTAATTGCACCATAAGATTTATTTAGCTCTGGTTTCAGCTCATCAAGGCTTAACTCTTTAAGCAAATAATAAGCCTTAAGCGGCTCATCAAGCGTCATTAGCTGTTTTCTGATTAATCTAGCTGCTGATTTTATATCCATATCTTTTTTGCAGATGAATTGGTAAATATTTAGACAACTTTTCGTTATGTTTTAAAATTATTCTAACAGCCTCATCAATCCGGTCGTCTTCCAAAAACTGTTCGCTCCATTGAGCCGCTACTTTTTCCCAACTGTAATTTTCTCTTGCCCACTTCATCATCTTTTTTCTATCTTTATCACTTTGCGGGTGCTTTAAAGTGTCAATTAACGCCTTTTTAAATTCTTCTTTTACCTCTTCATCATAAATATCGCCTTTAATCTTTTTGCCAAATTGAACCGTCTGCTCTAGGGCAGCGTATTCGATCACAACCGGCGTGCAGCCCCAAAGCTGAGATTTAATAGCAGATATACAACTGATCTCGTAAAAATGGGTTGGATAAGCCCAGACGCCGCATTTTTTATGCCATTTCTCAATTTCTGGCTGAGTTACCCGATCGTGGTGAGTAATTCCCTTATATTTCATCATTTCGTTCATTTTAGCCATCCAAGCCATTCGTTCAGGATTGTTTCTGTAAAACTCCTCAAACAATTTCCAGCCATAGAAAATGTGAAGTTCTGCGTCTGGCACTTCCTTGATTACATCAGGCCAGATTTTAAGCAAATGCTCCAAGCCTCGATCATAAGAACTAGTCCAAATTACTTTTTTAGGATCGTTTTTAGGTTTAACTTCGGGCAAATGCTCAAAGAAACCATTAGTAGATAATAAGAATTTATGATCCGGAACTGCTGGCAAGTTTCGCCGATGAGCATTTGACAAAACAATAATCTTATCTAATTGGTCAACAATCAAACTGGTAAAATCAGCCGGGTTTAAGACATCATGCGCCCATAAGTATTTTTGTCTTGCCTTAGGCTTATGCTCAAAAAACTTTGGATTTCGCCAACAAACTAAGATATTAAACCTATCTTTTGGGTTATATTTATAATGCGGTAGCCAATTAACCCCGTCTACTTCCCCCTCATCCTCGCCTGGATCAGCATAAACCGTTACTTTCCAGCCAATTTTTGCTAATTCTTTAGATAAATAAACAACAGCCTCTTCTGATCCGCCCAAAAAGGTGTCCTCTCCGCCTTCCAGCAATTTTTTCGGGCTCCATTTAGCAAATCCTGGGCCGCAATAAATAGCAATTTCATTTTTAGCCCATTCTCTTGGCGGAGTAAACTGCCTAAACATCTTCTGAACAGTAGCGTCATCCTGAAGAGTAGAAGGAACGGCTTTCATAATTTCGGCTACCTTATCCGCTTCACCAATACCAACCAGATATTTTGTTAGCTCAACAATAATCTTTTTGGCCGCCTCTTTTTGTCTTTCGCTTTGGACATATAAATATCTGTTTTGAAGAGCCTTGTCGTTTGGCTTAAGCTCAAGCAGCTTTTGGGCCGCCGCCCACGCTTCGTCTAACATTCCCTGATTAATACAAGCGTGATAAATTACCTCAAGCGCCCGACAAGCTAAACCAGTCGGATTATGAACTAAAGTTGTCTTTGGCATTGGAATTGAAGAGCCTAGCTTTACCCAAAAAAGGGCATAATCCCACATCTTTTTATAAATATGGGTTAAGGCCATACTAAAATAAGTTGAGGGGAATTTCGGATATTCAGCCAAAGAGTTAAGCAAAGCCTTAATTGCCTTATTATGCTGGCCCCACAAATTGTAAATCTCAGCCAGATACTCCCAAGCCTGATTTCTTTCCTCAGACCAGCCTGATTTATGCTCCCCTTCAAGATATTCAAACAAAAGGCCCTCGGCTTTTTTAATTGTTTCTGGGGTTTTAAGATCAAAATAAGCCTTAGCCAAGTAATAAATAGGGCGGGGATCTTTACGTTGAGTATCCTCTACGTTTTTCTCTAGAATTTTAACGTTTCTTTTGATCGCCTCAGTTCGACGCTCATTGTTAGACAAATGAACTACATCGCACAAGTCAAGATCAATATTTTTGGTTTCTCTTTTGCCGATTAAAGTTTCATGAATTGGGGCAACCCAATTAAATACACCATTTCTTACCAATCTTTCCCGTAAATGTTCAATTAAAATCTTTTTAACTTTATAAACACCGTTTATTTTCTCAGCCTCAACCTGATAAAGATAATTAAAGAAAACCGAGTCAGCCTTATTTTTCTCTGCTATATCAACTGCATCCCTAATCCGATTGGCGTTTCGAATAACATCATCAACATCAAGCCATAAAATCCACTCATAATCAGCTGGAACTTGGCTAAAATTGAAGTTTCTTGCCTTAGAAAAGTCGTCAACCCATTTAAAGTAAGAACAGTTAATTCCTTGTTTTTCACACCAATCTTGGGTTTTTTTAATTTTGCTTTTATCAGGAAACGTGAAGGTAATAAAAACGTCATCAACATTACCGTTTCCAAGGCTTTTAAGACAACGTTGGAGCATTGGCAATTCATCATCAATTCCCTTGATAATCATTGCCAGCGCAATCTTTGGTTGTTTCATTTAATCATACTTCCAAACCGTGATGCGGCGCTTATTGCTTTTCTAAACGCCTTTTGAAGCATTCTACCATATTTGTCTTCAATTTTCACCGCCTTGCGCCCATAACCAACTGTTTCCGGCCCGTTTTTCTTTACGCCGATTTTAATTGCCATCTTATCACCTCCTTAAATTTTCTCTGCTACCCTGAACGCCGGATATCTTTTAGCAAATTCCCTAAAAAACTCCTTGTTCATTGGCAGTTCGTCAACATTATAAAGTTTTCTTAATACCAGAATAATCCATTGCGGCACATCAACTAAATATCGCATATCCATAATACTGGCTTTTTTCTTTACTTTTCTATTGCTGCCATATTTATCAGCTCTTGTTTCTCTTAAATTGCCAACGTCAATAATATGAGACGCCCACTGTTTTGGGTTGCGGCTTTTCCAGGCCTCAATTACTCGATCAACCACGACCCAAAAATCAGTCTGGTTTTTTTTCTTTAAATCGATTAGAGCGTCAGCTAGCAATATATCTTTGGCTTTTGCCCATTTGTAATCTTCTATGTTTTCCATCATTTTAGTTTAAAAAACGGGCGGCGCGGTATTTCTATGGTTTATTGTTTCCCCATAAATTGCCGCTCACGCTTCCGCCCAAAGCGTTAAGGTTACTGCCTTAACCGTTTATTACAAATTAACCATTCTGGTTATACCCGGTTCTCTTAACTGAGGTTCTCTCAGCAAGATATTCCAAAGTAGCTTCACCAACAACTTGACCGTTTTCACGATCACCGTCTTTAGCTAACATCTCAGTCTTAGGCTTCCGGAGGTAAGCAATTCTATACTTGTCCTCTTTAATACCCAAGAATGTGACTGTTCCAGCAGAATTATCAACGTCTTTGTGCGCCATAATTCTGTGAACACCTCCATCGGACTCATAAACCATGACCGGCCGAACTAACTTTTTATCGCTAGCATCGACATATCTGGTTGAACCCGCAGTAAAGGTGCTGACCTTTCTTCTTAGCCCGAAAGGCATAATACAAAGATCAAACACATCAGAAGACCCAACGTCATCCCAAACTTCTTCAACCATATCATTGAATTCGTTTTCTGACAAAGATGTCCCTGAATTTCTGGCGGTATAGTGTGTGGTGACTACAGAGGTAATACCGGCCATTTGTCTTGCGACTCCAGAACTACCAGAAGCATTTACACCGTTAACCAGTGCATATTCTAGTTTGTTCTTCCATTCGCGCAAGGCTTTGGCTTTTTGATAATCCAGCGGATCACCCATTCCGGCAACGCTAACAGCCCGTTCAGTACCCGAAACACGGAAGGTTTGGGTAATGATGTGGGTAAAGTTGCCCCGCCGTGATGGCTGAGTCAGGTCGCTATAAGTAGCGGCCGCACCTTCAGCAGTAGCGCTTACTGAAGATGGTCGGGAGATATAATCTTCCAACCACTCATGGTAAGTTCCACTTGCGGTGGTGGTCGTCAGCATTGTGGCTAATGGGTTCTCATCCGGAGAAACATCGGCAATAACGTCGATTAAGTCCTCTCGGCGAGCTGCATCATCATCACTTTTGTTACATGCTTTTGCATGGTTAGGTCATTTCTGCCTAACTCTCATGTTTTCACATGAGGTCGGACTATATCTTCACTCTTTCGAGGCCAAGCGTATAGTCTCTGAGGATATTGCTCCTTTATGCTTAGAATTTAATTCTCTAAGTCTTTCTTTAAAATTTCGCTCAATATCGGAATATCTAGTGTCAAACTGATTTGTTTTACCACCAGCTTTAGGAACTGAAAGACGGTATTTACAAAACTCATTTAACAGTCTTGCTCTTTCTTTTTTTGCGCTGGGATATTTAAGAATAAGATCAGTAACCCTCTTTACTCTTTTAATCCCCTTAATTACAACCCTAATTGGTTTCCTTTTCTCTTTTCCGTGTCGCTTAGGGTGCCAAACAAAATATGGCAGCCCCAAATAGTCTAAAGCTTCAGCAATTCTATCTATAACTAATTGGTCAGTATTATTTATGTTAATAGACGGGCTGTAATATTTACGATCTGGGCCTAATTGATAAGCCCCTTCTCCGTCAATAATTCCTAAAAAATATCCGATGTAAAAGTGCAATCTTTCCTGCGGATTGTCCATTTTTTATCACCTCCGTTTTTACCTAATCAGTAGTCGGCGCTTTAGGAGTTTCCCGCATATAGCTTGGTTAAGACACTATGATGTTAATGTCTGTAATCCAAACGCCATTTTTCGTTTTCACCTCCTCCTTTTATAATCCAGATTTTTTAAGCCTTTCCACGACGGCATTTAGTTTGCCTTCGCGGGTTTGGCGTTGCAGTTCGCTCATATCATACGTCTGTTGACGTCGATCTGAACGTCCTGTCGCCTCCAAGGAAGCTTGCTCCTTGGGTGTCAGTTTCCTGACTGCCTCTTTCGCCCCCTCTTTCTTAGCTGCTTCTGCATCTTTTGTTACCCACGACTTTACCCGGTCAGCGGCTTCCAAAAATGAAAGCTCTCTGCCCCCGTATTTGTGCGGGTTAACATAAGAGTGCAAGAGCAACGCCTCAACTTTTTCTGAAAAATCGCGGTCAAACTTATCCTTTTCGTTAGGATTAAGCTCCGGATATTTCTCAAAAGCCTGTTGTTCCTCCAATTGTTGGAGTTTTTGCCAAGCGAGAGAACCGGCATCAACGCCCGATGGCGGTGCTGCCATTTGATAATTGGGTTGATAAACAGGCTCTTCCTGTTTAATCTCACCAATTTGCTCTACCTGCTCTTTCAGCCGGCGATTCTCCTCAAGCAGCTTTTCAAATTGCTCTTGGGTGCGCTTTTTGACCTCTTCAGGTAACTGATAATCTGAAGCAGATTCTTCTGGTTCTGTCATTTCAGCTACTTGCTTTTCAGCTTGCGGCTGTTGGACTTCCTCAGCGCTCTCCGCTTCAGGCACTTTTTGATCTGAGCTAGGCCTTGGCTCTTGCTGCTGTTGCTCGGCAGCAACTTCTTCTGCCCTGGTATCAGTTGGCATTTGATACCTCCTTTCTTTTATGCGAGATTACACGCCGCATACGTGGCCAACTTATAATAATTCCAGCCCATAGGCTGGGCGGAGTACCAATTACCTCTTTGCATTTACCCCCTAATTGATACTCCGCTCAATCTACAGAACTCTTTTTTTGCCTTTATAAATGTGCCCGTTTTTAACGTCCCAGCCTGGTTCTAAAACAAAACCAGCATGGCAGTTCATACACTCCACTTCTCTGCCATTTACCCGCCTAAATTCATGCTCACATTCTGGCGGTTGAACTATTTCAATCGTTTGTGTTCTGGCTTTATCCCAAAACTTGCTGCCAGTTGGCGGCAAATTATCTAAATTACCGCTTTCTTGTTGGTTTCCAGCCATGTTCTACTGCCATTAACAAACTAATTGCTCTTTTAGCCGCATCAGCGCTGCCGCATTTTTGTTTTACTTTCCATTTACCACCTTTTTTGTGATAAACAACTGAACCAACTCTTTTATATGGCATTTTGCTCCTTTCTAAGATCGTGAACTTTCAGCCGGATTATAGTCACCAGTATCTTCAACTACCTCGCTTGAATAACTGGCCAAACTCACTAACCGATCTTCAATAATAATTCTGTCACCTGGGCCAACTGAATATCCTTGACCGTCAGCCTCAATATGAGTTGCTCTCAAGTCGCTAGCATCCATTTCCGGATGATTTAGACTTGTTTTACTTTTTATGTTTGTTAGTCTTATTGGCATTTTTTCTTACACCTCCAATCTTATATTTATTAACTTGTTGACCTTGCTTTTTGGCCAGTAATGTTTTTGCTGTTTCAATCCAATCGTTAATCTGTTTTAATATCTCGTTGGCAGCGTTTGCGTGCCCCCAACCAGTTACATACTTATAGAAAAACTCTTTTTCGCTCTCAACCCCCCGCGGGTCCAGCCATGAGTGGTTGATTTTGTCCTCCAGAAACGGCTTGACCACCTCCTGCCAACCCTTGGTTTGGGACATTTCCACCACCCAATTGGCTCTGGTCAATGCCTCCTGCTCCTCCTTGGTTAAGTTGTCCTGGGACATTTAACTCTCCCTCCTGTATCTTCTCAAAGTATTTGTCAGCGTCTTTTTTACCTAGCTGCTCAAAGAAATCTTCAAGAAGTTCTTTAAACTTTAATCTATAACCTTGATTAGCCAACATCATTTGGGCTTTTTCATCTAGGGCGGTTTCAATCATTTGTTTTTGCACCGCCAGCAATTGAGCGTCATCTGGCACACTCATTGACTCAATATCAGGGATATAATCATAATTCCCAGAAATATCATCAGGCTCTATGATTAAATGCCCAACTTCACCAGACTCTTCAACCGTAAACTTAGGCAAAACATTGCCATTTAGATTAACCGGATACATTGGCATCATTAGCTCTTCTGGCTTAACATCAATGTCAGCCAAATTCGGATCAGATAGCAACTCTTCTGCTTCCGGAGATAAAGCCATATCTTTTAAGCCTCTGCTTTCAAAATAACGAATTGCATCTTTGCCAACAATTCTGATAATTTTAGCTTGCTCTGCTTCGTCAGAGAATAGAAACTGTTGGTTCATTGAGTGCCAAAGCATCATTTGCCGCTTTAATGCTTCAGTTAAGAAAATCTGGTTAAAGTTATCTCTGGCGTTTCTTTGTAAGGCAGAATCTCTTATTTCTGTTGCTGTTTTGCTTGATTCGCCTGGCACTAAATTAGAAATTCCCTGGCTGGTTTCACCAAGAGCTTCTTGCATAGCACCAACAATAAAGCGATAAGTAGAAGTAAACTCTGATACCCCAGCAATACCGGTTTCAAACGGTACTACATCAGAAGCCGGATCGTTCATTAACCATTTTGCTCCTGGCGCCCATTGAATTGTGTGCATTTGCACGCCAGTAGTTCTGATTTTGGCAATTGGATTAAGCCCCATATTAACCGCGTCAAGATATTGACAAATTAAGGCATTAGTGGCTTTCTGTAGTTTCTCCACCGGCTCAATTTCGCTCATACCATAAAGGTCATCATCAACTGGATAATACCGAAGCATTACTACTGGAATTTGCCCATGATCGTAAGGATTTGGGATATCACGCAAAATTATCCCGTGCTTTGGGGCAAAAGTAACCCAAGAGTCGTTAGAATATTCAGTTACTATTTCAATTACCTGATTATATTCATCCTTACCCAGATAATCAGTTAAGCCTTTAATTTCCTTAGTCTTTGACTGCCAGTTGCTATTTCTGGAGTCGCCGCCAATTGTTTTTTTGCCATCTTGTTGTTTTCTAATTTGTTCTTTTAAGGCATCTAGGTTTTTATAAACTGGTTTGCCTCTGGCAACATCGTTAATTCTGGTTAATTCCTCAATTGTGACATAATCTCGATGTTGAAACCAGCCCTTGATAGTTGAATAACTTGGGTTTGGCAAACAATCACGGTTAATTAGCGGTTTAAAGTCAGGACCGTCAAAATAAACATATTTTTCTATTTTCCCATTCCGGCGCTTATTTCTTGTTTCATAGTGCCATTTACAAATTGCAAAGCTGGCGCCATATTTTCTGGCGTTCATGTCCATCATTGCCCATCTGGCTAGCATTGGCATTTGGTTAATTCGCTCTGCTTCATCCCATTGAAACCTTAAAAGCTCGTTGTTAATCCGCGCTCCCAAGGCATCGCCGCCCTCCCGAGGTACCATTCTCCCCCGCGGTTTGTTCGCAAAGAGTCGAGAAGTTTTCTCAAAGATAGCAGTAAATACCCTAGGATCAAAAACTTCGGCCGAATATGGCCAATTGGTGTCATCAATATAAGACCAAAAGAGTTCGTCTTTAGTGTTCCAATCAGGGATGCGGGCGTTGAGGTCTTCCTCGGCCATAATATAGTGCCGATAAACCTCAGTAAATAACTTTTGTTCTTTTTTAGTTCCGCGGACTTGTATTTCTGCCATAATAATAAAAAAAGGCCGGCACATCATAGCACCAGCCCTTTCGATTCTATCGTAAAGAGATTTAATTTAAGTTTATAACACTTGTTTTACTTCTGTCAAGAGATTAATTTTTAATTGCTGGTTCGTTAATTACGTCACTTTCCTCTGGTTTAATCGCGCTGATCTTCCTGTTTTCCATAAAAATTTGGACTCGACCGTAACCAGTGCCATAAGCAAGTTTAGCAACCGCCCTAATTATTCTGGGAATAATTTTTGGATTTATTTTCCACTCACTTAGACAATGATAAATATCTAAAATGTCCTGATTTATAGTAGGCAGACTAGTCATTTTCCAATTCTCCAATTTCTATTATCAACTGGTAAATCAGCCAGATTTGATTCTGGTTTGTAAGAACAAGCAAAGTAAGAGATAGCATCCATTAAATGGTCGTTGGCTTTTTCCGGCATATCTGGCTCGTTAAGGTCTTGGGCGGCGGTTGGCGGTTTTTCTTTCCACCGGTAGCTTTCAAACTCTGAAATGGTATGATGACAATTTTTGAACACAAACAGCGCGGGCAAGCCATATTTTTGTAATTCAGCAGGCAATTGCACATTGGGCACCAACCGACCAGGTTTTTTCCTGAGCTTGTCTGCCACTTTTTCAATTTTATATTGCACCCAATTTTGCTTGCTTGTTCCGGTTTCTTTATTAGCTGGGGTGATATAAATGCCTCTTTGAGCAAACTCATCAAACCATTGGGCCCCAGAAGGATCACCAAAGCTCTGCACCACTCGATTAGAATAACGATTAGCATTGATAATCCCAGCATGATAATCAATAGTTTCTCCGGATTTATAATATTCGTCAATGATAAACCAGTTTTCATCACCATCAACAGCAATCCAAGCAACAGCTGTGGGATTAGTAGAACCAAAATCAAAACCACGATAAATTTGCCAATGAGATGGTATTTCAAACGGTTCAATAACGTGAATTTGCCGATCAAATTCTTTATAAACCAAGCCAGTATATTTTCTAAAATCTGCCAAATACTCTTGAGCAAAGGTATCTTCTGATAATTCTTGTTTTGCATTATCTATTTCCTCCTTTGGGATAAACGGGTTGTCATAAGTAGTAAATTGCCAGCTTTTATATAAGTCATTTTCTTCTTGGCCAATTTTAAATAATTCGTAAAAATGATTAAATCCTTTCGGAGTAGAAATAAAAATTGCCGGCGCTTCATAATCAGTTAGAGTTGGCCGCAAAACTTCATGCCATAGCCAGTCCCAGTTTCTAATTGAAGCAATTTCATCTACTACCAGACCTCTTAATTTTACTCCTCTGAGAGCATCAGGGTTTTCTGCCCCCTTTAGCTCAATTATTGAACCGTTGTTAAGAGTAACTGACAATTCGACTTCGTTTTTTTTAGCTATCCATTCTTTGGGAATTTCTTTTTGAATCTCCCGCCAATGAATCATTTTTGCTTGCTTGTATGTTGGCGAAACTACCCAATACAAGCCCTCAGCTTCAGTTGCCCATTTTAAAACTATCATTCGGCTTAAAACTGATTTGCCCCACCGTCTACCAGCGCAGATTACTTTAAACCGGTGATTATCATGAGCAACATCATATTGTCCGCCGTTATGCAATTCAACATTAATCGCCATTTTTCTTAATAAAATTAACCCGCATTTCTTTGCCGTCAACATTAAATTGTTGAACCAGCTGTGGTCTTTCAGCAAAATCAGGGTGCCTGTTCTTTAAATAAAAAATCAAGCAAGCATTATCTCCTTCACCTGCTTTTTTAATTAAAACATCGCGCATTTCGTCATTAAGTTCACCTTCTGCTTCTGCAATTCTTTGGTTAAACTCCGGATATTTTTCCAACCATTTGTAAAAAGTTAATCTAGAAATTCCCACTGCTCGACAAATATTAGTAATATGACCAAATGTTTGTTGCCATAGCTCAACAATTTTATCCATCTTGATTTTTCTTGCCATTTCAGACGGAGTTACTTTTTTAGTGTTTACTTTCGTTAATTGTTTACTAGAAGCCATTTACTTTATTTTATCATACCGAGGGTCTCTCCAGACCTGCGGGACTAATTCCAGGTGACAGAGAGTCAGGTGGACAACTGTTTTGAAAACTAAAACAGCTTGACAAATCAAAAACAAATAACTATTATTTAATTACATTTGATGAAGTGATATAAGGTTGGTAAGACTGGGTCAGGGGAGCGGTTACCCGTCTCAAGCCTAAAAACTTGAGCTTAACAATACCGCCTGCAACTCATTATACCATACGGAATGATCGGAAAGTTACGCAAAAACGCCAAGACCCGCGACTTTTTCGCGGGGCGTCGGTAGGGAAAAGAAACCAAGTAGAAAGAAGGAGAACAACAGAGGAGGAAAGGAAACAACACATTCCGGAGGGAAATAGATTGCTAGAGGGAAGAGAGAAAAGATAGTTTGGGGGGAGGGGGGGTTTTTATAACCGTTGAGACGTCGCACAATCTTAAATCTTCTTTTTTTTAGGTATAACAACGTCGCACAATCTTGTCTTTTTGTATTTTTAATATCTTATGTTATAATTACAATATGCAAGATTTAATTAGAAAACATTGGTTTTTCCATTGCCCTTCTTGCAAACGCTTCGTTAAGAAAGATGACAACCGCTACTTAATCCAAACCAGAAAATTTGGAGAGATCAAAATCCAATGCTGGCACAGAAACTGTTTAAACTGTTTGTTTAATTACATTGAAAATTCTCTTAAGCTAATAGTATGAACGAAAAGCAAGAGCTGGAGCAAATCCTCTCCGGAATGAGAGCAATTTACCGGCATTTAAAAAGCAAGAGCGCTAAAGCAAGGCTGGCCAGATATGCCAATGACTTAAAAAAAAGAATTAACAATGAGCTTTATGAACAAGGAAAAGCAATTTTTAAATAATTATGTTATAATACCATTATGACAAAAAAGAAACATGATCTCGACATTATAGAGTCGCTTATTTATTATGTTGGTATTCTCGTAACCTTTGGAGCTTTTTGGTTCGCCAAAATTATAATTAAAAAGGCTATTATTGAAGCCAACGACATAATTAACGAATGAAGCCATATAAAATATTAAGCCGATTTGTCAAGCTCGATTTATACGATAAGGGTAATGGTGATCTTTGGCTTAACGACTTGCTATTTACTAAAGAAGATCAAACCGACGGTAATGAAAATCTTGCTTGGGCATTTAGTAGCCCAGGGGCCTCTCGATGGGAATTTAAACATCCTAAAGCTGGCTTAAGTTGGTATATTATTACTTTTTTTGATCTTAGAACCGGCTATTTTAGTATTAGCAACTGGGAGCAGATTACTTGGTTTAAATTATTTATTTTCCCGTTTTGGTTTTTAAAAGAAAAGATAAGAGAACTTTCTGACAAATTATATGAAACAATTTATCTTTTAAAACATAAAAAATGTGTGCAGGTGGATATTTTAAATTAAAAGAAGGAAAAGAGGTAGAAATTTATCTTGGCTACTGGGGAGCAAAATTCGATTTTATGCCTCTTCAGTCTAAAAATAAAAAAGATAATGAAAAAACAAAAAAGCATATTAAAAATGAACTCCAAAAAATGACAAAAAAAGAAATTATAAATTCATTTATTGAATTTTTAGCAACATCTAATGAATTTTTAGCAACATCTAATGAGGGATAAAATATGAAAGTAAACCTAAAAGATGTAATCATTTTTGCTTTAATCGGATTAACTTTTTTAATCGCAGTTAGCACCCCCAGCGACCAAGACCTGCAAGATTTAAAAAGCGAAGTTGGCAGCTTGAGAGAGATAGTCAAAGAAAATGATGACTATATTACCAATATCAGCGAGGTAGTATTAGACCACGAGGATACGCTAGAGTTAATTATTGAATGCAATCCATACTGTAAGGGGTATTAAATTATGAAAATAAAAGGCTATATCACCATAAATGACATTGTCAAAGACACTAAACGCAAGGGGAAAATTTAAAACTCTGTGTATATTTAATACGCATTAAGCATAAATTGCCCCTTGACAACATTGTAAATAATGTTTACAATAAGGCAATTAAATGTTAAAACAAAGAAGAATGAACCAAAAACCTTCAACCAAACAGGAATATGTCGAGCTCCTTAATAAAATCGGCAGGGCTTTACAGGTTATGAGCCAAGAGGATGAAGATACCTATTGTCCCTTTTGCAATAGCGACATTTCGCATTTACCTCAAAATAAGCGCAAAGAGCATTTACAAGACTGCGCCACGTGGGATCATGTTGCAGGAGAAGTGCAAGACGAGTTAATAGCTGAATATGGAGGTAAAAATGAATTATAAAAAAAGAGGCGGCTTCTATTGGGTTGATAATAAACCCTATGCCAGCGTTACAGATATAATTAGCATTTTGGATAAACCGGCGCTTAGATATTGGTTTGGCCAGCAAGTTTATCGAGCTTTTTCTGCCAACGATCGCTTGAGCGAAAAAGAGGCCTTATCTGCACCATACAAAGCTAATAAAAAAGCTAAAGACAGGGGCTCAACGGTCCACTCAATTGTTGAAGCGTGGAAGCAAACCGGCAAATATATTGATAGCATACCAGCAGAATTTAAAGGATACGCCAAAGCCTTTTATTCTTTTGTTAGTCAGCACAAAATTAAGCTAATCGAGCATGAGAAACAGGTGGTTAATGATAAATACGGCTATGCCGGAACGCTCGATATTATTTGTCAATTTAATGGCAATGACAAAAAAACAATCCTGGACTGTAAAACCGGCAAAGGGCTATATCCAGAAGTCGAACTGCAACTATCAGCTTATCGAGCTGCTCTTGGCAAAGACTACGACATCGCCGCCGTTTGCTTAATGGAAGACGGGACTTTTCAATTTGCTAAATATAACAAGGATAGATTTAAAGAGTTTTTAGCTTGTTTAACAATTTGGAAGTGGCAAAACGAAGAAAAAATTAAACAATTAAAATTATATGGAGGGCAAAAATGAAAGCAATTATCAGGCTATCAAGCCGAATAACCATTGAAGTCGAAGAAAAAGACGAGATGGAAACCCTAAATCGAGCGATTACTTTAACCCAACACCCAAAAAAGTGCAGTAATTGCGGCAACGAAAAAGGCCTTTATTTTACTAGCAATAAAGATAAAGAGGGCAATAACTATGTCAATATCAAGTGTCCGGCTTGTGGCGGCAAAGCAAAGCTCGGCCAGCTAAAGAGTGGCGGATTTTTTTGGCACAGAGAGTTTGAGGTTTATAGGCCAAAAAAAATGGAGGAGGTGAACAATAATGGCAAAGAAAAATAAGTTTAAATTAACTGAAAAAGATTTTGAAGTAGTCAAAGAACTGCTAAAGCACATGAAGGGCACTGAGGTTGCCAGATTAACCGGCTGGTCAATGGCAACTATCTATAATGTTAAGAGGTTTGATACTTATGATGAGTATTATAGCTACAATGTTAGCAGGCTTAATAACAAAAAAGCCCCTAGCAAAAAGCCAGAGGCTAACCAAAAGGATAATGAAATTGTAACTGTTTTAAGAGAATTGGTCAATGAGGTTCGGGGCTTAAAAGAGGCTTGGTTGACAAAGCCAACTAAAAGAAGCATATTTTAAAAGCTGAAGAATAATCCGCTAGCGGAAACGGGCAAGCCACGGCGGATTATATGAGGGGTTATCCCCCTCTAAGGTTGTCCGGTGAAGGAAAGAGGCCGGAACTGGGCAACCCTAAAGGGGGAGAACTTTAAAAATTATTATTAGCAGTGTGAGGCTGGTTTTGGCTGGTTCTTTTCTTCCGGTTCATTCTCGCCGGCCTCACACTAGTGATAATAATTATTAATTAAAAAAAAGAAATGAAAAACTATATCTGCCTTAATGGTAAAAAAATAAAGATCAGCCAGGAAACAGCTGAAAACCTGAAAAAAAAGCTTGGGGTTGAAGTTATTAAACCAACTCCGTCTAGCGAAATTGCTATTTGTGATTTTAAACCTATGAGCATAATTGATTGGGATAAAAAAGAAGAGATTTTAATCAAAGATAAACCTATTAATAAGGTCTTTGTCAACCAAAAGTTTGCTGATGGCTCTAAATTTGGTGATTATTGTTTCTTTATTAATTGTAAATTTGGAGCAGGATGTGAGTTTGGAGCAGGATGTGAGTTTGGAGCAGGATGTGAGTTTGGAGCAGGATGTGAGTTTGGGGCAGAATGTGAGTTTGGATCAAATTGTGTTTTTGGAACAGGGTGTAAGTTTAAGTCAGGATGTGAGTTTGGGTTGTGGTGTGAGTTTGGATTAGGATATGAGCTTGGGAATAACTGTATTAAGAATAAGCCATATTGGGATGAAAACGGATTACATAATTAAAAAATAAAAATGAATTACACACAAAACGGCAAACTAGACATGAGATATAGAACCAACAGGGAGCTGGTTAAAAAGGCAAGAACAGCAAAGATTTGGCTGGCTATAATCTTTTTGCTTATTATTGTTGGCTTTGTTGTCAAAACGACAAGAGAAGCCAATCAGAAATTTGTTAGTCCAATCTCTGATGACAAAGAGTATTGTGTTCCCTGGTCGACAATTGAGCAAGTAATTGATGAAACAGTTGATGAAGTGATAAACGAATATAAAAACGATAAACAGAGCTCATTAGAGCCAATCTCCGCCCCGAAAATTAAAAAAGAAGCCAATTCCTTTATTAAAGCAAAAATAAGCCATTACGCTAGGGCTTATGACCTTAATGAGGAGCTGGTTGACTGCATTGTCTTTAGGGAGAGTTCTTATAACTTTCAGGCGGTTGGTGATAATGGTAAGGCTATTGGGCTGGGACAAATTTGGCCAGAAAGCTGGAAACACCTTAGGCTGGCTATGGGAAAATCAACAGCAGATACACGGACAAATCTAGATGATGCCCTAGAAACACTCTGCTGGGGACTAGCTAATGGCTATCATAATTGGTGGTCAACTTATAATGATTGTGTTAGTCAGGTTGTTAAAAATTAAAATTAAAAAGGAGAAAAAATGAAAAAAATTAAAAGGGTTAATAAAAATTATTACAAAATTTTTACAGTGCCTATTTGTGGAGTTTTTGTGGATGAATATTTAATGAAAAAATTAAACAAAATTTTGTATAAATGTAAAAACGAAATAGATGGTTTGCTTCAAAATAATATTAAGCATACCATTAAAGAGGAGTGGGCATTGGCTTATCCAAAAGGAAAACAAGAAAGTTTTTATGGAACTAATTTAGAGCCGCCCGAAAAAGCAAGTGGCCCTATATTTAGAACAGTTAAAATTAAAAATTTATATTTTATCGGGAATAAAAATATTTATAGCGACGAAGTAAAAAGAGAGGTGGAAAAGTTAATGGAAAAAGAGAAAAAATGACTAAGAAACAAAAAACGATTGAGAAGAAAATAGAAGAACAATTAGAAGATATAGCGGTTAGATTTCCAATTGAAAGCCTAGTGTGGTTTTTATTGAGAGACAAAATAATTGAAGACTTAAAAGGACTCATCTCCGATATTATTCAAGAGATTGTTGGAAAGGATATTGATCATAACCTAGACTTTGATATTAGAGATACGCCTGCTGACGGCTACAATCAAGCCAAACAAGAAATTTATGATCGTGCTAGAAGGTTAGGGATTAAAATTTGAAAGGAGGAAAAATGAACCTAAAAAGGATTGAGAAAGAGATAGATAAATTGGCAGACGAAATGATATTGACATATGAGGCGCAGGCGAGAAATATGCAAATTGTTCCTATTACAAGAGATAAATGGTTATATCACACTTGGACAAAGCATATTGTAAAGCTTATCCGCCAAGTTATCAAACAAGTAGTAGAGAGTGTGCCGACAGAGAATACGCTGGGGACATACTATGATTTTATCACAGAGGATAAATACCGAGAGCAAGGTTTCAATGCTTGTGTTGAGCAAATCAAACAATGGAAAAAGAAAATATTAAAGGAGGTGAAGGAAAATGATAAAAGCAGTTAGATGGATTTTGTTAATTTGGACAATAATAGGCATTCCTTCTGTTTTAAATACGCTAGATTTTGGGGAAGCGTTTTTTTCTCTTTTTTTTACTATTTTGTTTAGTGGATTAAAAACAGTAGACATAAAAACCCCAAAATAAGGCGATATACAAAAGAAGAGGATAATTTTATCAGAAAAAATTATTTAATTATGAAATACGCCACTATAGCAAAAATTTTAAAAAGATCAAAAAAGTCATTACAATATAGAATAAGTAAACTTGGTTTAAAAAAGATGAAAATGTGGAGCCGTAAAGAGATAAATTATTTAAAGAAACATTATCCAAGGGGAAATAGTAACGCTATTGCTAATGTTTTGGGGCGAACAGTAGATGATATTCATAACAAAGCCTCTAAACTTAAGATTAAGAAAGATATTAGTTTTATGAAAATGGGAGCAAAAAATCCACACTGGAAAGGCGGGAAGAAAATGATAATGGGATATGTTGCTGTAAGAAAAAACATGAAATATATCCTGGAACATCGCCTGGTGTATAACAAAACTTTTGGCACAAGGCTGTCTTCAGGGGTAATTATTCATCATAAAGACGGTAACCCGCTAAACAACAATCCATCCAATTTAGTAGCCATGTCTTTGGAAGAACATAGTAGATTACACAATAAAAATAGAAAAAGGAGGGACAATGGTCAATTCATGTAGAAAGGGGAAACGAGGGGAAAGAGAGGTCGTTCGTCTCTTACGAAAAATATTTCCAAATATAAAAAGAAATATTGTTCAGGCAAGAGAGGGGGGCGTTGATTTAATAAATTGCTCACCGCTAAATATTGAAATTAAGACAGGAAAACAAGCTAATATTAAAAAGATTAGGAAGTGGTTAAATCAAGTTAAAGAAGAGGGGCGGCCGGAAAACTTTGATTTAATCATTGCCAACCCAGACCGTGAAGATTGGTGGATAGTAATGCCGTTTGATGATTTAATAGAATTATTAGAGTTAATGAAAAAGGAAGGAGTTATATAATGAGCGCTAATAATGTAATTTATATTAACCATAAAACACTTGAGGTATTTTATCAAGCCTGTATTGATAATGGCTTAAATAATGCTGAAAAAATAGGCAAAGGTAAAACGCTAGATGATGCTTATAAAATTGCTGAAAAATGGCTAGATAAACAAAATTATTTTTTAGAATATGGTATCCAAATTATATGATGAAAAAAAAGACAATTGAGGAGAAAATAAAAGAAATAGTTGCTTATCATAGTGATGATGGAACAAGCGGCTGGTTGCTTGATGATAAACAAATTAAAAAACTAGTTAACTTATTCTCTAGCACTCTCCGTGAGGTGGTTGGAGAGGATGAAGAATGCGATCATTTTTTTCAAGATATTAAAAAAGATAATTTGTTATTAAGAGAGGATGGTGCTAGAAAATATGGCCGGAATATGCTTAGACAAGAACAACGTCAGCGAGCTAAAAAGTTAGGGATTAAAATTTAACGATTATTAGTTAAAGAAGAAAAATGACTAAAGAGAGAAAGCCTAAACTGCGTCGAGTCGGTTTAGAGCTAAATGATACTCAGCTCTCTTGCGTGCCAATTCCTGCCACTAGAGCGGAAAAGAAGCGCAAAAAGCCCAAAAGAAGACTCGGGTCTTTTTGGACAGATAAATATTAAATTATTTGTCTTCGTTTTTCCTACAAGCAAGGTGGCCTGACCACCAAGCAGTTCTTAACGCCGCTGAAGCAATCTCAAACCTTACTCTAGGCGAATAACTGCCAAAGTCTTCTGAGCTTAAAATTCTTACCCAGTTTCTAATGCTTTTAATACATTGGTCTTCTTCAGGTTTTCTTTCTATCATTGCGTAGAGCGGCTAATAAATAATGGGCTTCGTGAGCCAATAATCCTGTTTCAAAATCCAAATGCGTGTCAAGAATTCTTTTTCTTGGGTAGATAGTAACAGACTCGCCTGATGGTTCGCCAGATACTCCCCTTCTTTGCTGTATCCAAGCGTCAGGAACTTTGCCAATCCCCTTATAAGTGCCGGAACGGATATAAGCAACGATTTTCCTTTCTTTGCCTTCATAGGACATATGGGTTGCTCCCCAATGCTTGTGAGCTCCGATAATAATATCTGCCTGCATATTTTCATTTAAACGGTTCATTTGCTTAAGAGCGTGAACTTCATTAAAGTTAGACTCAAACGGACCTACCTGATGATAAAGCACCATCCGGTATTTTTGTTTGGTCCGCCTGCCGTCGGTAAACCTTAAATCAAGATGGCCGCCATTTTCCAAAATAGGAAATTGCCGTCCCTCATAACCAAATATCAGTTTGTTAATATCTTGTCCAGCCACTTGATAGGTCCAACCTTCATGGCAAGGCGACTCAACTGCTCCCAAAATCTTGCCTGCCTCATCCAGCTCTTGAATGATTTTTCGCATTGCTATTACCTGCTGATTAGGCGGAATGGCATTAGCCAACATCCCGTCAGGGTATTTTGCCGGAATAGCATTATCAATTAAGTTGCTCATCAGCACAATATAAGCGTTAGGAGTGGCTATAATCTCTTCCATATCTTGGTGGAATTTGTCTGTGTCAGTATAAATCGAACCATAGTGGACATCACCAATAGCAAAGATGGTAATCGGCAGTTCAGTGCCAAATTTAATTTCAGCCCGTGGCTGGGTAACTTTTGCCTCAAGATAACCCCGCGTTGCCTCAGTAATATTTTTTCTAACTCCTCTAATCGACAATTCGCTTGATTTAATCCCGACAAACTCCGGCGTAAAATGCTCCCATTTTGACTTTTCTCTTAAGCCCGCTCAAGAGTCTCATCCGGAAGGTCAATGGCTTCTTCTGGGATATACATTTGCTTTTCAGCCCTAATTTCTTTTATCCCCATTTTCTATCCTTTCTATTAACTTATGTAATCGTTGGTGTTCTTTTCTGAGCAACGGGCAAAGGTTTGAAAGCTGGTCAACATCAAAACCGTAAAGGGGAGAGTTTCTGTTGGCGGCGTCTGAGCGGAAAACTATGTGGTGGATATCGTAGGAGTGATTTTTCGGACTAATACCGTATATTTTTAAAACACGGCGTTTGTTTTTCAGATAACGCCGCCTTTCTTTACTCATATCGGCCGACTCCTTTCTCTAAGGAAAATTTTAACTTTGTGTTTTTCGCTTGAGAAACTAAGCGAATGGCTAATAGCTGTATCATAAGCAACTTTTCTGGTAATAAAATCTTCTTTGTCAGCAACATAAAGGCTTTTATTGCATCTTAAACAAAAAACCTCAACCTGATGTTCTTTTCCCATAGCTTTGACTTTTTTTCAAAATATGTATAAAATACGCATTGAGGCCAAGTAAAAGCAAATCCCAAAAAAATACCTGCTTTATGCAAGTCAATGGCTTTTATTTGGCCTCCGTATTTTTAAAGTTTTACAATTCCAAAACTTTGTCCCTTGCCGCTTCTGCCGGCTTCTTGTTTACCGGTTATATGTAAGTATCGGTCAAACGCTCTTAATAAAACTGTTCCGGCAATTGCCCACCAGGCGTTAATATCAGCCAGCATAGTAATTCCAAAAGGAATGACTGCCAGCAATAATAACCTGATTGGCTCTTTGACGGCTTCTAATAGCGCTTTTCTTTGAGCTTCTGTCAGCCTCATATTTACCTCCCTGCTACCCAAAAAATAATTTTGTCTAATTTCTCATTTAGCTTTTCAATATGATAGTCTAATTTTTGCCCAACTTCAATAATACTGTCCCTGTTTTTGTCCGACTGCTGTTCAATTGCTTCAACCCTTTGGGCTAATTCCCCAATACTTTTAAAAACCGGTTGCAACTTATAATAAAAGACAGCGTTAATAATAAGAACACCAAAAGAGATAATAGTAATGATAGCTGGCTTGACTTCATTGATAAATCGCGCCACATCCCTGATGCTAGGAAGCGTTTTATGATGGTTAGTGTTTTTACTATTCTTAGCCATATTGTTTTTTTTTGTTAAATATCCTTCTAAATAATTCAGCCAGCAATTCGTGCGGCTTGGCTTTATCTAAGTTTTTCTCCTGAGAATTCTCATACCACCTTTTATAGTCCTGCTTTTCTTTTTCTAAAGTTTTTAATTTTTCCTCTAATTTTGCAATTTTATTATTAGCAGTTGAAAGTTTGTCTGCTAAAGCCCCTGCCTCTTTTTTAATTTCCTCATTTTCAGCCAAAAGTTCTTTGCTCTGTTTAGCCAAATCTTTCCGCACCACTTCAGAAGAATGATACTTCTTCTGTAAATTTTCTAATTCTTTTATTTTTAACTTTAATTCTTTGTCTTTTTTCTCAAGCTGTTTTAAGAGATCGGCGTGCTGGCGTAAACATTCGCTTAAGGCGTTGTTAGGCTTATTCTCCGGCTTGTTTTCCTCTTTTTTTGGGGTAAGTATCCTTAGTGATAAAACCTTGTCGTATTTGGCTTTTAAAAAGTATTCTTCGCCGGTCCAGGGATCAACAATTAAAATATCAGAGGTTTTGTCATCAAAGCCGTGGGCTACGGCAAAATGCATTTGAATTCCCCTTACTTCACGGTTGAAATCAACTTTAAAAATCGTCGGGTGTCCCTGCCTTATTCTTTGCCTAATAATGCTTCGCAGTTCTTTATCTTCTCCGTCTTTCCATTCAAAATCCATATCAAAATGCTTTTTAACCCCACCCCAGTTGATATAAGCGCCATTAAAGCCGCCAACCCGTTTAAGGAGTTCGTTCAAGGATGAGGGGTTAAAGTCAGACAGCCATACTCCCCAATAGTATTATTGGAATTACCAAGATGAACGCTTTTCCAACTAAACGCTCTTTGACTATATTTTTTAACTTTTAATTTCATAATTCTCCTCTCTTTCTCATTTCGGACAGCTGTTTGTAAACAGTATCCGTAATTATTTTAGCATTTATCCATTTTTTAACCAATGCGTTTTTTTCCTCTCTTGTCTTAAGTTTTTTTAATTCAGCAGCAATTGCTTTTGCTCGAGTGCCGTCATAAACCGGCAAAGATTTTATAGTTGATTCTTTTCTTGATAAGCCAGCTTTTTTTTCTTTAACTATCTTTTCTAATTCGCGGTAAAGAAGTGGATCAGTGCTTTTAATTTCCCCAGCTCTCTTGTTTGCTTCAACAGGATCAATTTTAGATAATTGGTTATAAAGCCTGCTGGCTTGTTGTTTTCTTTTTGCCTGTTCTTTTTGAGATTGTCTTTTAATTTTATAAACCTCATTTAAATCAATATCCTGAAATCTAAGAGGGGCCTCTGCCATCTTTGCTAAAGTTTCTTCTGGCGAGTCTTGGCCGGTTATTAAACCAGAAACTGCTTGAAGTTGCGGCGGCACTCCAACAAGCCTACCAGCCTGTTGAGCTAAATTAACCGCTTGTTGACTAACAGTCATTGGCCGGCCATAAACATCCTGACCTAAAATTGGTTTACCACGATAATCAACATTAGCTAGCAAACCAACAACAACACCCAAAGGAATTGATAATCTGTTTCTTATTATTCTGGGGATAGCAGAAAAATCGCCTTTAACTAAAGCAGAGACAATCTCATAAGGTAATCTGACAAAATCTGCTGCTGTCCCAAATGGTCTAACAAATATTGTTTGTCCTTTAGAGTCTTTTCCAACTGCTACCTCAAATTCCCTTCCAGCTGGATTTTGGTGCAACCATCTGCCAGTAAAAATTTTATTGGCAAATGTTGCCCCAAGATACATCATTGCTAGGTTTCTTAAAATTGTTCTGTATGCTTTATATTCTGGCGTTTTTGGGTTGGCAATTGATCTTAATATCCCGCCAGCTGTCCTAACTTGTGTTTCTGCCCAATCAGGAGCCAAAAGTCCAGCCCTTAATAATGATTGAAGATTTTTATCTCGGCCTAAGGCATCAATGTTAATACCGCCATAAATAGAGTTAGTTATTTTTGCCGCCATTTTTCCTGCCTCTTTTTTATTTACTCCGCTTGAAACCAAATCATCAAATACTTCTTTAAAATGCTTTAGCTTTAGGGCGGGTATCATTTGTTGAAATAAGGGTTTTTCCATCCAATCTTTTCTTAGTTCTCCAGCCTTACCCAAAAGCTTTTTTAATTGTCCTCTCTCCATTTCAACAATACTGTGTCCTTCAGTTGAAATAGTTAAACCGTTTTTAACTGCAAATTCAGCTAAGGGAAGATTTTTTATTAAGTCCTTTTCGGCAATATCTGGTTTAATCATATATTTAACTCCGGTTAAAAAGCCTTCAACTGGATTTTTTGAGGCCATAACATTTCTGGCTAGAATATTAAAGCCGTGAAAGTTAATTGCTGTTTTAGGCACACCAGCAGAAAGGGCAATGTTTTTAACTCTTGAAGCATAATTTGCCAACTGTTCAATTGGCCCGTCTGGGTTTTTCAAATAATTGTTAATTAAATCAGCCAATGGTTTTGGCGCAGAAAATGTGCCGACATAAGTTTCTTTGCCGATTTTAACTTTTCTTGTTGGAAATCTATCAGGATCAAGCGTAACCCAACCTAGCCCCTTTGTTTGCGGTGATGGTTGGATCAATTTTTCTTTAATTAAATAATTAAAGAATTCCCGATCAGCTAGCGTTTTGTTAACTCTTCCCTGATACCAGCCGGCCAATTCTGAAATTGTAGTAAAGCGTGGTGTTAATCCTTTTTCAATTCCCTCTTTGTAGCTGTCAATTACTTTTTCAAAAGTAAATCCTGGCTTCATTGTAAATGTCCGGCCCAATACTTCGGCTACCTTTTCTTCTGGTTCTTGCCATAATTGCGGGATATAGTTTTTCTGATAATTGATTTGCTTATCTATTTTCTTTATCTTTTCATAAGCGTTATCAAAAAACCTTCTTAGCTCTTTATATTTGCCCTTATTTTTACCGGCCTGAACCGCAAATATACCGTCAATTCCGCCTTCATCAAGATAAGCAAATTCTTTTCTTTTAGCAAAATCTGCTATTTTGGCCGCGTTTCTTTTATTTACCCAGTTCTCAAATTGAGCCTTAATATCTGGGAGAATTGTCGCTCTTGGTCCACGGCCTTGGCCGCCATAACTGGCTGTTTCTGCATACCTTCTTGCTGATTCAGTTGTATCAATTTCGGGCAATTTGCCGCCCTTTAATCTTTTTGCTCTTTCTAATTGTGAAATAAAATCGTCGGCTTTGGTAATTTTTGGAGCTTTTATTTTAGTGGGCTTTGCTTCTAATTTTCTTATGCCAAAACCAACAAAAGGCTCTGGGCTTCTTGCTTTAGCAAATCTATCATTAGCAAATTTAGCAATTACATTAAGCCATTCTCCTGGCTTTAGAATTGACAGTCGTTTCATTTCCCTAGTGTTGGCTATATCTTTTAGCGGCCCCTCTGCTAATTCTTGAGCCCATTCAAACATTTTAATTTGGGCTCTAGGGCTCATTTTGTCATAAGTTCCTTTAGCAGACATTACCATACTTAAAGAATTTGCAATATCTTCAAGATGGCCAAACCTTTTTAAAAAGTTCTTAGCGTCAACGCTACTTTTTATGCCACCAGCAAGCAGTGCGCCAACCCCTAGCGTTTTACCAATGGCGCTGCCTACTCCTGCCCCAATTAAACCAGTCGCTGTTTCCTCAGCAGTTGTTTTAAAATATGGTTTCTTTTGTAATATAGCCTCAGCTGGGCCATAAACTAAAGCAGAAGAGGCTAATTCCCCGATGGCAGCCCTTCCTAATCCTCTTGCCACTCTAGAAGCAAGTCTTGTTCCTTGCGGTAAATATTTTCCCAAAGAAGTCGCCGCTGGAGCTTCAAGCCATTTTCCAAATTGGGCATAAAAAGGAGCATTAAAAACAATATCCATTGGCAATGTTTCTCTTAATGGGCGCGATTCTCTAATTTTTCTAATTGCTTGCAAGTTAGTTCTCATTCTTTCCCTTGTCTTTGAAGGAAGAAAAGGCGTCATTGCTGCCATTCCTAAGGTGGCTGGAACACTTTTAATTGCTCCATAAAGGAGTTGTTCATAACGAGGATGTTTGCCCAAAAATTGTTGCAAATTTTGAGTTCTTTCTTCTGCTGTTGGAAAACGAAGGTATTTCGCCGTTTCAAAGGCTCTCCGAACAGGAGCAACCTTAGAAGAAATAAATTTGCCAATACTAGACAATCTTCGTGAGGCAGCCTCTTCTTTTTTAAGCTGCCTCCGCTGAAGATCATCAAACAAACTTCTGGCTGCGGACAAAGCGCTCTTAAATATTGCCATTTTTATTTAATTTAAAAAAGCTCAGGAAGCCCCTCTTCTTGTTCCTTTTCTTTGTCTCTTTCAGTAAACTGAACGCCCTTTAGGGCCTCTGCTCCAATTGGACCGCCCAGTTCAGCTAAACTAGCAAAACTTTCTGGACTAATACCCAAACCAAATCTTTGTGCTGCTAATCCAAGTTCTGGCAATGTTAAGCCCTGATTTGCAACTGTGTATTTTTCTCTGGCTCTTTCCTTTAACATTTGCATTTCATTAGCAAACGCTTGAGCATCTCTAAACAATTGCTGCTTAAAGGCTGTATTTCTTGCCTGAATGTCATTAACTTCTTGCCGATATCTTTGCAATACGTCTTGCCTTTGGGCTGCTTTTTGGCTTTCCAGCTCACCCTTTTTCAGGTTAATCTCTGCTAGTCTTTCGTTAAGGCTTTGTCTTGCCCTGGCGATTAACTCTTGGGTTCTGGAGTCAATATCAGCGATTTTGCTAGTTACTTCAGTTTTTAAATTATTGATCGCTAAATCAACTTTTCCTAAAGTGTTTTGCAAAGCCGCTGTGTTTTTAGCAATGTTCTGTTGCAATGAGGTTCTATATTTACCAATATTTCTCATTGCCTCAGCGCCTAAAACTTCAGAAGCAAATCTGCCAGTTCCGGTTGTTCCGCCATATCTGGCCTGAATTGCTTGCTGAATTTGGGCCTGTTGCCTTCTGGCTTCAGCAATTGCTGACTCAGTTGCGGTTTTTGACTCCCCAATAACCTGTTGGGTTTGTCTTTGAGCTTCTGCTTTTTGCTGTTCAAGTTCACCAAGTCTTGAGCTAAGCTCGGTTTGCAAACCTGTTTTTGTTCTTGCGGCCTCGCCCCGAATTTCTTGCTCAGTAACCGGTAAGCTCTCTCTTATTGTTTGCTCTAATTGGTTATAGGCTTCAAATGCAGGCGCATATAAAGCGTCCCAGTCGATTTGTGGCGCTTCCGGCACTTGCTCTAGCAAACCATATTCTTGAGCCAAGGCTTCATATCCTTGTCCTTGAATTGCTGCTTGTGCAGATTCTTGAGTATGGCCAGATTGAACCATTTTATCGATTAAAGCATTCGTGTCTCCACCACCACCTAGGTTTTTTCCACCGCTTAATGCCCAACTTAAGGTAGAATCTCCCGCCGTTGTGCCTGGAGCAAAAGATTGGCCACCGCCAATAGTTGCCTGTGGTTCTGCCGCATATGCCGGCTTTACCAAAGAAAATGGTGTTGGTGTTGGCACAGGCATTGCTGCCGGCCTTGCCGGATATGGTGTCGGTGTTGCTTTGGGTTTGAAAGGATCATCCCAAACAGACTGTCCGCCGTATTGACTTCCACCTAAATAACTTACTGCCATATTTCACCTCCTTTAAATTATGTTTTTAATAAACCAATAATCATGCTTTTTCTCCTATATAATAAGCAGCAAAAAAACTATCTGTTTGTACTGCTAAATCTCCTCCAGATGTTTGCCAACCAATAGCTTCAACATAGTCATTTGTATCAAACTCACCGACAAAAGATGCTTGAACATCTGTTCCTCTTCCAGAAATAGCTGGAATAGTTTGGGCGGCAAGAGCAGTAGTTCCATTTTTTCTAATATATGTTTGCCTGTCGCCCGTATTATTTGATGGCCAAGCAAGATGAGCAATAACATGATAAATACCGCTTCTTTTAAATGTTATTCTTGAATTATTCGTTGCCGTATTATGCATGGCGTTTGTATCAAATTCTTCTGTATCCCATGTCATTACTAAATCGGTAGCTGTTGCTACTGTTGCAGCAGAAGAACTAGTTACTTTACATCTATCACCCAATCCTCCATCTCTAACTATCATTCCATCAATATTAACGCCATTTCCTGAAACCGACTCATTAATGGTAGCTAAACTTAATGCTCCAGTTAATGTTGCTCCACCATCTTTTAATAGAACACTATCAACTAAAACTCCTGCTCCAGCTGTTAACTCGTTAATAGTATCAGATTTAACGGTTCCAATATTCGCTGTTGATATTGTTGCCGTTTCAATAATCTGCTCTGATGCTAAGCCGTTAAACATTCCTACTGTCATAGTGGCCTCAACCAACGCCCCGTCTGAATGAGCTCTAGCAGTTGAGCCATCAGCTGCTCTTGTTACACCAGTAAGATCATTGCCAGAAATACCAGTGTAATAAATTACTTCCCGATTATTTGGCGTAGCGTTACCACTGCTATCTTCTCGGTCGATCACCAAATATCCTGGTGCGTTAAGACCACTGGTAGAATTTAGCGTAATCGTTGTTACCGAGTCGTCAATTGATCCGCTTAGCGTTGTTGACCAAAAGTTTGTGCTCGGTGCTCTAATTTTTGTCATTTTACCTCCTTAAATTTTTAACTAACTCTCCATGAGCTTGGGTTGTAGCCTCTTGATATTTGCTTTGCCCTTGCTCTAATTCCTAATAATTCATAATTATCAATATTTCCGGTTGTTTTAATTTCAACTTGTAACGATCTAGCTGATTTATTAAGCATTGCCCATCTGACAATATCGGTTAAATCAGCTGAGCCGCCAGACTCTTCAGAATCACCAAATTGAGTGTTCCCGAATTGATCTGCTCCCCATCCTGAATTTGATAAAACAGGATTAAGAGAAAAGCTTTTTTCTGTTGTTACTGTACCATCTCTTTCTTCCAACTTAATATCAACACCCACATCTCCTTTTACACTTCTAAAATTAAAAAACACATCTTTAATGGTCTTGAAAATCGACCAGTCATCAAAATCTTCCTTCTTAGTTCGAAGAATGGTTTTAATGGCTGTTCCATTATCATCTGAATAACCGTTATCCATTTCCATTACATTGGCGTCAGCATAATTGCCAAAAATTAAGTGCCGATTATTATTAGCGTCAAAATATATAGCAAACAGGTTGGGATCGATTGTCCAGGGCCCAATCCAGGCGGTTCTTTCCCGATCATAAACCATTGCTTGGTTTTTTCCAGGAAATCCAATAATATATTTTTTGTCGTAATAAACCGCACAAGCGTTCTTTCTTTGGGCAATTGGAGTATTTTCAAAAAATGGCCTGATTTTTACTGATACTTCATTGGTTCGCAAAACATTTAAAATATTGGGCTCATAGCCTAAAACAAATACTCCTTCTCGTGATAAGAAGAAAATGTCGTTTTCAACCGCAACAATTGATCTTGGGGCAATACAGCCATGAGATTGAGTAATTAAGGTTGCTTTTGGCACTGTTACATAGTAATTGCCAACTGTTACCGATCCAAGCGATACTTGCCAGATTGATCTTTCTTTAAAAACAATTATTTTATCTTCAAAAACTTTCAATCCGGTAATTTCATCACCGGCATCAGGCTCAATTCTAATGTAGTTGCCGCCATAAGAAATAGCGTTGCTTTCATGCAACGGCACTCGACCAGAAATCACTACTTTGCTGGGATCACCATCAATTCCAGCATAAACTAGCCGGTCTTGATACCGCTCAACATATTTAGCTTTTAGTCCACCGGTTGTGTCAGCTGTTGGCGGATAAGTAAATTCTTGAGGAATGGCTGTCCCGTCATCAATAAAAGCAGTTGACTGCCAATCTACTGATCCTAAAAACCGCTCATCTCCTTCGTTCCTACCATAAATATTAAAAGATACCAGTGTTCCGCTGGCTGCTGATGGTGCTGTCCAAGTAACTTTAATTGAACCATCAGTTAAATCTTGCGGCTGGTTACTTATGGTAAATGCGTCAGTTGCCAAAGTTTCGCCAACATCAGTAGTAACTGATACTCGATAAGAATAAGTATTTGTTCCGCTTGCTCCGGATATTTGGGTAGCAAACACTCCGCTCGGTTGAGCAACTGTTGGGAAACTGGTAATTGTTTGAGCGTCAGTTTTAACTAATTCCCTTTGTGGATGAACCACATACATCTTGTTGTCAAGTTGCGCCATGTCGGCAAAATAGCCACTGGCCCAAGAGGCGCCAGTTAAAATTGAATAGCTGGCACCACTCTTTTTTACTAAATAACCTTCGTCTGTTAAAGCTAAAAGGGCAACTGTTCCGCCTGCATGGTGGTAGTCGCCTAAACCTCTTACAGATCCAGTCGCTCCTGCTAAAAAGTAATTATCTGTTCCCCATCTTTTAGTAGGAACGCCCGAACCTACAAGCATTAAATTGTCAGCCTGAGCTAATTCATTTTTTTCAAGTTCTGTTTCTCTAAGCAGAGTATTAAGTCCGCCTCTAAAATTATCCCAGTCAAACTCAATATCCTTTGATGGTTTATATTTTGGTGCTCTTGTTTCAAATATTGGCATTGCATTTAGTTTCTTCCCCACCTAAAGTTGTAACGCTTTTCCTCATTGGTTCTAATTCGATAATCAACTGAGCCGTCAGAATAAGTATTTTCAAATTCCAACATTCTGGCTAAGATTTTGTCTGCCTCAGCCTTAGCAGTTGGAAACCTGGCGTCTTCTCTTGCCTCATAGAGATAAGCAATTGCCCGTTGCACCAGAAAATCTGGATTTGGGCAAACCGACACATCTGTTGGCGAAGCCAAAGAAGTCGGGATTGATTGATAAGGAACAAAAATTGAAGCGCCAGAAACTATTGAGGGCGGATTAACAATCAGCTTGTATCCTTCAGACTCATTGCCTAAAACATAACAATATTTGTCAGTACCAAGATATTGCTCCTTCTCCTGCGGCCTGATAACCGGATATTCATCGGTTGTTGTACCGTCAGCGGTTATTTTAGGATAGCCGACTAACTTTCTAAAATCGCTTGGCAAATCATAAGTTGCCAAAGATGAAGCAGTACTGGCTAAAAAACAATATTCTTTATAAAGAATTGGCCACTGATAAACTTCGACCCATTCTCGTTGGGCCATGTTAAGGTACTTTAATCGTAAATTCCAATCATCTCCGCCAGCTGTTGGCAGATCGGTTGTCTGATCCACCAGCGCTGCGATCCGACGTTGGAGCTCGTTTAAATTAGTGCTCATTTTTAACTTATTTCGTAAATTGGTATATAAGCAATCTTATCTTCTCCCTTTAATCTAACAGGGACTGCTCCTGCCATTGTTGCAATTGATGCATTAGAAACCAGCCCGATATCAAATTCGATAACTGCACCAGAAGCCGCTGATGTGCCAAGTTTCAAAGGCGCAACAGTCGGGCTTGCAATTGCGGTTGTATGTTCAATTACCAGCGCGTGTTGCTCTGTTACTGAACTTTTAAAATAATTCTCCACTGCACTTTCAACTTCGGCTCCAGCCCCACCGCTGGCAATCTTTAATGAAACTGTTGGACAAGAGATAATTGAAAGTGATGTTCCGGTTCCTCCGGCATTTTGTAATTTTAAAGTATTTCCAGAGCTGGTGTTCTCTAACGTTAAAGTCGGAGAACTATCATCTCCGATAATGTTTCTACCTGACTCTGCTGCTAAATTTAGTGTGTCTGCCATTTATTTATCACCTCCCTGGACTTATGGATAATTACTAATTTTGTGAAACACAGATTTTTCCTCCTCAATATATTTGCTGTTATTTATGCTCTGACTTCTTAAAAATTCCTCCCATTCATCGTGATAATATTGATGTTCTTTAGTGCTAGAATTCTGCTGGGCGCTATAGCCAATTATGTCCGTTCTTCTATTACTGCCAAAGAGGGCAGTTCTCTGATCCGACAAATAACGGCTAGTGTCGCCATTCTTTATCGAGAGCTCAGTTATTTCCTCTTGTGTTTTGTACAAATAAGCCATAAAAAAAGCGCCCAACTCTTAAACCACACGAAACGTGATCTAAAAGCTGAGCGCGCTACTTAATTTCTAATTAAGCCCGTTTCTCAGAGCCTGATAACTCTTTATCAGACTATTCAGTCTAATTTCATTTTAATAAAATCAACTTTTCTTGTCAAGCCGGTCTATCATCACCGCCAGCTTGTTAATAATCGGCTTAACCGCCGCATCAAAATCTTTAGCTGATAAACCAAAATTGCCAGAATAAAGCAAATTTGAAATGGTAATCATTTCCTGCTTATTTAAGGTCAAGTTCGCTGAAGCTAATGGCTTCTTCTGCTTTTTGTCTTCTGTAGGCATTTACTATTTCCTTTATAAACTTTGTAATTTTCTCATTAGCAAAATCTTTCTATTATACTGCAGAGAAATCAACTAATGTAATTGTTTTAACTGTGCCGCCAGCGTTAATTTTCATAATTATATCACCATCATCCCCAGTTCCAGTGCCGTCGCTCATCCAAACAACAAACAACATAATTTCCCTCAGCTGGATCAGCTGGATCAGCTGACAATTCTTGTGAAGTATAAGCTCCAGCAAAATCTAATATTGTTGCTGGTGAGGTTTTACCAATCCCGACTTTGCCAGTTATTGTTGCATCTCCGCTAACCTCTAACGCTCTTGTTGGATAAGAACCAGTTTTAATACTTAGTCCGCTCGTATTTATATGAAGCACTCCACCACCAAGGCGTATCGCTTTATTAGCAAAAAATCTCGCAACCTCGTTATTACCACTATTACCATATAAGTCAAATATGGGCACTCCAATAGAAGCATCAGTTTGTGCTTTAAAAACAGACCCAGTCGCATTAATCTCCAGTTTATATCCTGGATCCGTCGTCCCAATGCCAACGTTGCCGTTTTTATCAATTGTCAATCTATCAGAGGCTGTTCCTAAACTTGATGCTGTTGCAATCTTAAATTTATCGGCATCACTGTTATCTATTCCCATCGTCCAATCAATCTGACCTGTAATGCCGAAGTTAAATAGGGCATCACCACCACCACCACCTGAATATACACGGATTCCTGCATGAGAAGCTGTGTTAGTAGTATCTGTATGCTTTATAAATATTCTTCCAGTAGTCCCAGCGGTTGATTCTTCTACTTCTAAAAGCTCGGAAGGACTCGTCGTCCCAATGCCCACTTTGCCAGTATCTGTTATCCTCATCCGTTCAACCAATGTCCAAGGCGATTGATTCCAGAGAGTCTCAAACACTAAATTTCCACCAACCCAATTACCTGTTCCAGGAACAGCTCGTATTGAGGCAGGGTATTTAGTTGTTCCAATAGTGTCTTTCCCTTGAAACAATAACCTGATAGACTTAGCCGTCGTATCTGTAGTGCTGGGGTTATCCAAGATTAAAGCGGTAAATTCAGCATCTAGGTTCTTTTGTAGGTGTAGTAACGCCCCTGGCTCCGCCGTTCCTATCCCGACACGCCCTGTAGAGGTATTAACTATCAAAACATCATCATGAACCCCTGATTGCTCCACATGGAGAGCAGTGGCAGAGTTAGTATTGATTGCCAGCGCTCCTGTCATTGTATCACCGCTAATATCAACAAACTGATTTGCCAAAACCTCAATCGTTGTCGGCATTGACCACCTAGTCATTGAATTATTTTCATAATAAATTGCCAATGACGGATCATTGCCAGAACCAGAAACATAAGCATAAATCTTTCCTA